AAATAATATTTATACCAGAGTCCTCTATAATGAGGAAAAACACAACAAAGAACTAACGTTCACTTAAGGAGAAACTAAATGGTAGCTTGGGATAAAGCTAAAGGAAAACAAACTTCTGGCAATCAGCAAAAGAGAGAAATCGAAAGAGTTACTTTAGGTATGGGAGATACCAAAGTAAGACTTATTGGAGACGTGCTTCCTCGTTACTGTTATTGGGTAGTTACTAAAGAAGGCAGAAAGATGCCTTTAGAGTGTCTACAGTTTGACAGAGCCACAGAAACATTCAATAACTCAATTAAAGATCCATTTAAAGATATTGACCCAGATGTTTACGCGGAAAAACCACAATTTGCCTATGTGTGTAATGTGATTGACCGTGCCGACGGAAAAATTAAACTACTAGACCTACGTTCTACTATCTACTCTCAGATTGTAGACTATGCGACCAATCCAGACTATGGATCTCCAGCAGATGCAGAAAATGGATATGACCTTACGATTAAGAAAGAGAAAACTGGACCGTTACCTCAGAACGTAAAGTATACGGTAATTCCAGCACGTAACAATTCAGCACTTAAGCCAACAGAACAAGAAGCTGAGTTGTTTGATCTTGAAAAGATTTTTAAGCGTCAAACATATGATGAGCAAAAACAGTGGCTTATTGAAAATACAACTCTATTTGCTGGTGATGCATCAGATGAATTTAAACCATCTGAAGGAGTTGATGACTTAGCATGAAAAAGTCTTTAGCTGAGCTAAACACCACTGCTTCATCAAATACAGAAGTACCAAAAACAAGATCTTTTGGTGCTTTTAAAGAGATTGATGGAGAGCGAGCTGTTATTGACTTAGATATCTTGCGCAAGTATGATGTATTCTTTGCTACTCCGTGTTATGGTGGTATGCTTACAGATCAATACTTCTTAAGCATGTTTAGGGCAACTCAAACTCTGATGCAAAGTGGAATACAGTTTAGAATTACTACTCTAAGGAACGAGAGTCTTATTCCTAGAGCTAGAAATATCTTAACTGCTATGTTTTTAGACAGTCCTTGTACTCATTTAATGTTTATTGATGCGGATATAGAATTTCAGCCTCAAGACATTATTAGAGCACTTGCGTATGATAAAGACATTATTGCAGGTGCATACCCTAAAAAAGCTCTACCGATTCAGTACGCAATTAACTTTAAATTCAGAAATCCTGAGACTAAAGAGATCCGCGTAGAAAACGGTGCTGCTGAAGTACTAGATGCTTCTACAGGCTTTTTTATGATTAAGCGCCGTACCATTGAAAAAATGATAAGTGCTCATCCAGAACTTCACTACAGGAATGACTCTAACATTGATCCAAAGCTGAATAAGCATTGTTATGCATTGTTTGATACTATCCTAGACCCAGATGACAATAGATATTTGTCCGAAGATTACACTTTTTGCCGTCGTTGGCAAAAATTAGGGGGAGAAATCTGGATTGACTTAAATACAAAGCTTAATCATGTGGGTAGCTATACTTTTGAAGGTGATGTATCTCAAATCATCAATCGCAAATAAAAAGAACACCGCAATGAAAGTTGCGGTGTTCCCCACTAAAACCAATAAGTCTTTTCAAGACTACGTGACAACCCCTAAGCAACCTACGGTTGCAGCGTTGTGGAATAACTGTGCAACAATGTGCGAGCCCTTGTTCAATCACGTTACCAACATTACCTAATAAAATTAGCACATTTTTTGCAAAGAGGCCAATACAATGATTAAAATACTTAGTTCAGCCGACTGGCACGTCAATCTACACCGCAAAAAGATTCCATATGACTGGCAACTAAACAGATATCAACTACTGTTTAATCAGCTACACCAACTTGAGTTAACACACGATGTACACGTAATTGCAGGTGATCTATTTGATAGAGAGCCAGAAGCAGACGAAGTCTGTCTTTTGCTCTCATACTTAAACGCTGTGCAAAGACCTACTCTTATCATTCCAGGTAATCATGAAGCTACTCGCAAAGGCAAAACTTTTTGGGAGCATTTTAAGCTCGAAAATACTATTAGTAATCCTTTGGTGGAAATATTCACTGAGAACGGGCGAGCTACTATCAAAGATCAAGGATTCTGCCTATTCCCGTATGGGTCAGTTCAAACAGATTGCCTACCTGCATATGTGGAAAATGACATACTCGTCACTCATATCAGAGGTGAAGTACCGCCTTATATTACTCCAGAGTATGACTTTGAGAAACTTCGTGCGTGGCCTCTCATACTTCTTGGCGATTTACACTTCAATCATCGTTATCGTGACTATCCTGCTTACTATCCTGGTTCTCCGCTAAACACCACATTTGATCGTGATATCGCGAGAGAGTATGGAGTTGACTCTATTGAGTTTACACCTGGTCAACCTATTAAACAACAGTTTATACCTTTAAACTTGCCAAAGCTGTTAAGACGCACTATTCATGTAGGCGAGTCGTTACAACCAGACAAAACACATCATATTGTGTATGAAGTAACTGGCTCGATTGATGAACTAGCCAAAGTAGAAAAACACGAACTATTAGATAAAAAGATGGTTGAAAAACCTACCAGTGAATCAACTCTTGATCTAAAAAACAAAACACTGTACGAAGAGCTTGAGATGTACTTAACGTATATCAAAGTGAGTGAGAGTGAGGCAGTCTTAAATCAATTTAAAAAGCTAGGAATCCAATGAGTCAAACTACCTTACAAAAACTAGAGTTTTCTAATCTGTTCAGCTATGGGCCTCGTAATCAGTTAGAGCTTTCGCAAAACAAAATCACACAGCTAACCGCAGTGAACGGGTCGGGTAAAAGCTCACTAGCCTTAATCATTCAAGAGTTATTGTATAGCAAGAACGTTAAAGGCATTAAAAAAGGTGATTTGTTAAATCGCTGGTCTAAAGACAAAAGCTGGGATGGTGCTATCTACTTTACTTGTAATGGTAAACAGTATAGCGTTACTGTAACGCGTACAGGAGCAACTACTAAGGTTAAATTGCTTGAGAATGGTGTAGACATTTCAGAGCATAAAGTGTTAGACACTTATAAAAAGATTCAAGACATTATTGGATTGGACTTTGAAATCTTTTCTCAACTTACCTATCAATCGTCCACTGACTTGCTAGACTTTTTAAAAGCAACAGACACTAATCGCAAAAAGTTTTTAATCAATCTATTTAATCTTGAACGCTATATTGAAATTGGAGAGCGAATTAAGGCTCAAACTAGCACTCTAGAAAAAGAACTTGCTAGAACACAGGGAGAGCTAAAATCAATTGAGGACTTTTTAGCTACAGTGTATGTTCCTGAGCCTATGTCAGAGGTTGAAGTTCCAGCCGTTGATGTAGAGTCTTCTGTTAGAATTGTAGACATTCAAAGAGAGATTAGCAATATCAAAGATACGTGTAAGCGTATTGATAAAAACAACATGCTAATTAGTGAACAAGAAGGTCTCAGATTTAACTTAACTCTTGCGGCCCCTAAAACTCCTGACTGCATGTCAGATGCTGTAGCACTAGAACGTGAAATTATTATTCTAGAAAATGAACTAAAGACTCTTAAACGAGATTTAGCTAATGTGAAGATCAATGATACGTGCACAGCTTGTGGTCAACCGATTGACACTTCACACCTAGTTAAGATTCAAACAGATTTAAAAGCTAAGATTGCAACAAAAGAAGCTCAACTATCACAATCTAAACAGCAAGCCGTAGAGTGGGACACAGAGATTGCCCAGTTTAAACAAGATACCGCAGCCTACACCTTAAATCAGCAAAAGATTCTTCGGTTTGAGCAGCTCTCACAGTTAATTGATAAGTCGTTACCTACTGAATATCCAGACTATAACCTACTTGTAGCAGAACAAACTAGTTTAGAGTCTGTAGTAGCAGAACAAACTAGAAAACAATCAGAAGCGATTGCGCACAACAAAAAAGTTAGTGCTCACAACGCAAAAATTGAAGCATTGAGAGAGCAAAAACTTGAATTTTTAGTTAGACAGACTGCCATAAAAGAAGATATACTGACTAAATCAAATGAAGTTAACTATTTAAGCATTTTAAAGAAAGCTTTCAGTACCTCTGGTATTGTCGCCTTTAAACTTGAAAATTTAACTAAAGAGCTAGAAACTACTATCAACTATTACCTATCTGTTTTAAGCGATGGTCAGTTTCAAGTCGAGTTTGCCTTAGACAAAGAAAAGCTAAACATCAATGTCATTAACAATGGCGTTAGTGCTCCAATTGAAACAGTTTCAGGAGGAGAGTTTAGCCGTATTCAAACATCAATCCTACTTGCAATTTAAACTAGGTGGCAGCTCGATAAATTTATTGTTTCTTGACGAGATAACAGGCGTATTAGATGAAGAAGGCAAAGAAAAGCTAATTGAGGTGTTGCAGCGTGAGCAAGACTTAAATGTATTTTTAATCTCTCATGACTTTACCCACCCCTTAATTGAAAAAATATCAATCATTAAAAATAATAATATCAGCTCTATTCAATCCTGAGAGATTGAATAGATTATTTTATGCGTAAAAGGAGCACTAATGTTAACTATTGGAAAACAACCAATCAAATTTCAATTCAAAAAAGAGTTTAGAGATAAACTAATCAATACACCTGTTAATTGGGGCTATGGGGGTTTATCCGAGTTTACCTACTACAGAACCTATTCTAGAAAAAAAGAGAATGGTACTTTAGAAACCTGGCAAGAGTGCGTGCTACGTGTAATTGAAGGTATGTTTTCTATTCTTAAAACTCATGCTATTACCTCTGAACACACTTGGAATGAGAAAAAAGCACACAAACTAGCAGAAGAAGCTGCTGATAGACTACTAGCTTTTAAATGGACACCACCAGGTCGTGGTTTATGGATGATGGGTACTCCGTTTGTATGGGAAAAAGGCGGAGCCTGTTTGAACAACTGCGGTTTTGTTAGTACTGAGAACATTGATGCAGAAATGTCTAAGCCGTTTGCCTTTCTTATGGATATGAGTATGGTAGGTGTTGGAATTGGTTTTGATACCAAAGGTGCTGGAAAAGTTGCCGCTTACGTACCAGAAGGTGATCCTGAAGTTATTACTGTTGAAGACTCGCGCGAAGGCTGGGTAGAACTTATTTCTTGTTTGATCGATTCTTATTTGGAAGAAGGGTCTGCTCCCGTTGAACCAGATACACACCTAGTACGTGCTTATGGAGAACCTATTAAAGGGTTTGGAGGAGTTGCATCTGGTCCAGAACCTCTAATTCAGGGTTTTTACGGTATTAAAGACGTATTAGAAAAGCGTGCTCGTTCTGCAAACCCACTACTTACTTCTACCGATATTGTAGATATCATGAATATTATTGGTAAGATTGTAGTTGCAGGAAACGTGCGTAGAACAGCTGAAATTGCATTTGGAGAGCCAGAAGACGAAGAATTTGTTACTATGAAAGACTGGCAGCAGTTTGGTGTAGAAACAGGATCAATTGCTCCTCCAGAATTAAAAGAGATTAGCGAAGAAGACTATAATCTTTATAACAGTGATTGGAATCAAAGAGGTGTTATCGCCAAAAAGTACACACACCATACTTGGGCATATAAGTTTGGTGGTTGGCGTTGGGCTTCAAACAACTCTCTTTTTGCAAAGCTTGGTATGGACTATACTAAATCAGCTGAGAGTGTTGCCGTAAATGGAGAACCAGGATTTGCTTGGTTAGAAAATATGCAAGCCTATGGTCGAATGAAAGACCCAGCAGACTGGAAAGACCATCGAGTACGTGGTGGAAACCC